TCGTTGGTTATTGTTATGTCTGTATCTGTTGCTTGTGCTTGTACCCCAACTTGGAATGCTCCGTCATCGATAACAGCAGACTGATCTAAAAGGTTGTGTTGGTTATCTAATACACGCCCCGTAAAGTGTGAGGTAACTGGAGACCTACCTACGGAGTCTACAGTAACGTCAAAGTGTCCCGTGTCATTATAGTTAAACGACATCTTCCTTAACTGGAAGCGGGCAAGCTGTGTTGAGTCACCTTGTGTTGGTTTAAATACTTGCTCTGACATTTGATACTTAAATGTATAGGGGATACCCACAACTGCGTTGCTGCTATAGCTACCAAGTGCTGCGCTTTGCTCTGCTGTCCGATTGTCTGGGTCGAATGCCCCCAAAGATAACCCATCACCGTTCACAAACTCTAAGTTTGCTGATGGGTAGTCATCAGGAATATCCGAAATAAAATCTATCGTAACCTGACTGTCCAACAACACTTTAGTTTTATCATACTTCACATCCAGCACTTCATAAGTGCCATCTTTATAGTTAATATAAAGTAGGTTATTACTGAAGAATATGTGTTTTATTTCTTCACGGAAAGTCCACACAGACCAAGCACTTTGTAATCGCTCTGATGAGGAGTTATACCATTTATACACATATAGTTTCTTTCGCTCTGCTGAGTCACTTTTATCGTCAACACGAGCTACAAGCATATCCTCATTAGCAGAGGCAGCGAACTGTACTATCTTTTCCTTTATATATTCAGGAACGTGTGATGTAACAGAGGTAGCATCTTTAACTTCCGTTGTCTCTCTAGTAAAGAACTCACGTACTCCCGCATAACCTCCAGATTGTGTGGCAAAGAATACACTGTTACCCGCTGCTATTGGAGGTGCTGTAAGATCGCACTCATATTTAGTAGACTGCTCTATTGTTACCTCAGCTGGCGTTAATAACTGTGCAGCTGATAATGTAAACTGGTTAAGGTTGGAGAATAATAATAAGTTATCCTGTATTGGTACAGCTGCTTTTAGGGTTGACACTTCGTTCTGACTTACCGCTACATCAATAGGGTCAGAATCGAGAAGGGTTCTTACAGTAGTACGGAAGAGGTTGTAGTAATCCCCTGCCCCACTAAATATAACATTCTCTCCTGATAGAAAACCTAAACGGTTTCTGTGAAAGAATACATCTGTTATGGTACTGTCTGTGAAACTAGGGAATGGGTTAGTATTCTCATCCCCACACTTGCGGTTTTCCCAAGGAGATTGCCCAAATGTAAAACTCAAATCAGCGTTTTGTTTCAGCTGATGAGGCATAGTGGTTTGGAGAAAGGAGTTGACTGTGTTAGGTGCAGAGCACTCTCTCCAAAAGCCTGAACCACCCTCGCCTTCAAACTTTGCATAAAAATCATCTTCTTTCTTCTGGTTATCACCTACAACGCCTACGACAAAACCGTCTTCGCATTGGTTAGGCAAGTCTGTAAACGATTTAGCGTTTCTTCTGAATGCTTTAAGATTAGTCCCGCCATCGTCATCTGTAACCCTAATTGTATAGCTATCTGTGATACCAGTTATAACAAAGTAAGGTAATGTGTTGGTGTTGATACTTGGTAATACCGACGCCACATTACCATTAGTTACTATACCCCTTAACGCAGCAATTACATTCCCCGTTTTAAGGGCATTATCATTAATTTCTGCGTTAGTACCCGTGGTGGTAATTTGCTGGGGTGTGTTGTAGTCCCTTGAAGCAAGGGTTGATCCGTTGGGGTTAAGTAATACAACTTTATACTTTCTCCCGTAATTTACACTCTTGAGGTAAACCAAAGATTTACGAGTATCGTGTGCTAACCACCCTCTTTCAGAAGTGGCATACCCTGCATGATTAGCTGTATGTTGTTCAACGGTTCTAGCTTTATTCACAATAAAGGTTGCATCAGCAACAGAAGTTGCGGTTATATCTTTATAGTGTTTATTCCTAGAGATGTTTGTTCTATTATCTTGATCGGAATAATCAGGTAGGTAAGAAGTGTCATCGTCATTATGTGCAATCCAATTGCCGTCTGCATCCCAACTACCTACAAAAGACTCATAACGAAGCGACCCTGCTTGATCGTAGACTAAAATCATACTTCTTGGTGTTCCTCCAGAATAATAGAAGGGCATAGAAGTCTGGCTGACATTTGTTATAACAACTAAGTACACCTCATCATCGCTTCGCTTATATGTATGAAAAAAGGCTTTATCTAGGTGAGGTATATCGTGAATAGCTCTTGTATTTACGTTGGCGGTGTTAGCTGATGTATCCTCAATATTACCACCCAGGTCATAACTATGTGTTATGTCGCCTTCAGGGTCAACACACTTTAACTTTTTTAAAAACTTTGTAGGTGGGCGTTTCTTAAGACCATCAACCACATCCGAGAAACCGTTTTCCTGTACTTCTCCCTGACTCTCTAATCGTAGAGCTGCGGGTTGTTGACTAACCCCGTTAATGAGGTTGGGTATGCTTTTAGAAACTAAAGCCATTTAGATCACCTTGTGTCCGATTGAACGATCAAGAACGCTATACGTGCCGCCATCGTCAAATATGTTATAGTCCCCGTTCTCGCTTTCCATTTCTTTCAAAGCGAATAGGGCTTGTTGCTCATCAGCTCTGTTCATGGCTGAGAGGTTGTCACTACCGACTACTCTTTCTTGGAATAATCGTGCAGCTTTAATTGTTATGTATCGTCTTGCTACTTCTGGTATCAATGTGAAGTCTAGCATATAGACAATATCTAGTTTTAAATCTTTGTTAATGATGTCTGTGTGTTGTACTTTGTCGTACATATACAGACCACGTTGTACGTATTCATTCTTGTTGCTTCTGTACTTATTTACTGAACTAGCTAAGTCAGCCCGCAAGGTGTTGTCGGTTAGCTGCACTTCGCCATCCCCGTTTTTACCTCTTATTACATCTAGCTCAGTGTTGAAGTTCCAGCCAAATGACTGAACATCTCTTGAAACTTCATTGAGTACAGTCTCAGCCGTTTCAGCATCAACTAAACCAGAACTTAAGCTGTTGACTGGTGCTTCGCCAATGGTCGAGAGCATAGAGTTTACAGCCTGAAGCTGTGTTGTTGGAGTTGTCATGTTTACCTCAATGAAAAAATAAAGAAAAAACACCCCCCGAAGGAGGTGTTCTTAAAGTTTACTAAACTAATCTTACGAAGCGTTAGTCAGTTTAACAGCACACTCAGGACGTAATGAGCTGTGACCCATTGCGTAGCGAGCTACCATTAGTGTACCTTGTTTTGCAACTTGATACTCTGATTCAACGCCTAAGTCTAATAGCTTAACTGTTGCCGCAGCATCTTTAGTGAACACTAAGCCTTTAGAACCTGCTGGGAGGTTGTTAGACATATACACTTTAGCTCCACCAATTTGTGGAACAGTACCAGTGTTCAAGTTACCACCTGTACCGAAGTCTGAACTCATCACACCAGCTAGGTTAGAAGCAGATCCAGCGAACATTTTGTAGTAAGTAGCTGCGTCTAGGACAACAGACTTCTCACCAGTTACGTTCTTAGTATCTAGAGCTTCTAGAGCTTGGAAGATGGCTTCAGCTACGTCAGTACCGCTAGAAGCAGAAGGAGTGCCAGCAATTTCAATGTCAGCATTGTTCTGGTTAGCACCTTGAGCATACTCAGCAGTATCGTCAGTTGCAGCAGCAACAGCAGCAAATACAGCTTGATCCGCAGCGTTAGCTAGAGCAGTACCGATCTCAGATGAGTAGATAGAGCGAACATCATAGTGGTTCATAGCTTCATCAATTTTCGCAATGAAAACTGAAGAGGTTAGAAGATCATTGATGTTAACTACTTTCTCACTGTGAGCGATAGCACTGGGTGATACTTCGTTACCAGCTGCAAGAGTTGCAGTAGTAGCGATACCTGTTAGTGGGAACTGTGCGCTAGAACCTGAAGAGATTGTGCGTACACGGTGTAGTGGCATTGCGATGTTGTTGGCGTTAAACGCTGTAAGCACTTCACCAGTGAACGTCTTTAGAAAGAGTTCCTTGGCATTAGTACCAGTAGCAGCATTTTCACCCAATCGGGATGCAGTATAAGACATAATATTTTACCTTTTGTTAAATGTTTAAATGAATGTTTAATGTTTAGTCACTTAACACTTAATCTTTCCGCTTAGATTGTCCCCGCAGGGGTCAAAGGTAATTAATTGTTGTGTTTCGTTCCTGTTAAAAAAGCCCCCCGAAGAGGGCATAAAGAGACTATTGTATGTTGCTTCGAGCTATCTTAGTCGAAACAGACTGACGGTATGCTGGATCACTGTTGTATCGTGGGTCGCTCATAGCTTGAGTCACTTCTGCCCAAGAACTATAATTACCGCCTGTTGAGTTACTGGATTGTCCACCTATTAAAGATGGGTCTGTACCCTCCGCAGCTTGATACTGAGTTTGTAATCCTGACACAGCCAACTTGACCATATCAACGTCTCCTGAACCTACAGCTCGATCAAAGGCAGCGATTTCGTTATCCGATAAGTTATCGCCCGCCCAGTCAATCATGTCACCGTAAGCTTGTTCACCGCCTACACTTTCATAGACAGCTTTTTGATAGTTGTTTGCTAGGGCTTCTTGTCCCTGTATCCAACTGTTTACCAAATCTTGTGGGAAGCCAGCTTCACTAAGCTTGTTATAAGCATCTTCCGATAGCCCTCCCTGTTCGTTATACTCCGACTGTAAAGAATCAAAATCAACGCCAGCGTTTTCTACTGCTTCTCTAACGTCACTTGCTTCTTGTTGTGGAGTTGGTTCGGGTGCAGCTTCAGGCTCAACACCTTCCTCTACACTTTCCCCACCTAACTTTTTCTCTAGATGACTATAAGCTTCAGCCATCTGTTCTGCATTTTTAAACTTCTCAGGCAACCAATCTGGTCGATCACCTTGGGACGGGTCGTTTAACCTGTCCAGTTCGTCACTCTTAGCAACCATCTCATCGATGTGTTCTTGTGACTCTGTTTGTTCTTCGTGTGTACTAATGCTTTCTTGATTCATAATAGTCTCTTTTAGTTTTATTCTTCAGCTTGCGGTTGTTGTGCAGCATCAGCCATGCCTTTAACAGCAGGGGCTATGCCCTTCTCTGCCATTGCCATCATTTGCTGTTGTTGCATCTGTTCTTGCATAGCTTGTTGTTCTTGCATCTTCTGCTCATCAGATTTCACAAGACCCTGTGTATCAATGCCTAGTGATGCGCCAAGACGATCTAAGTAGTCTCCAATGTTCAACTCACTTTGGATTACTTCTTGACCAAGTGGTTGTAGCATTTGTAAGAACTGGCTAAGTTTGTTTAAGTCCTGTCCACGACCTAGAGCTTCTAGACCAGTAACGATCTGTGGCTTTAAGGTGTCTTTAGGGAACTTAGGCATCTTACCTTCTTTCTGCATCTTTGCTAGAAGAAGGTTGACTAGGGGAACTTGGAACTCTTGTGATAGTACAGAGTAAATGCCACCCAGAGCTGTCTCTAGCTCCTGTGCCATGTACCGCACTTCTTCTGCTGTTACTCTCTCAGCTTGTCGTTGAACAGAGCTGTTAAGTAAGAAGGCAAAAGATAAGCGTTCTGCAATCTTCTGCATTGTTTCTTGTGCTACTCTAAAATCATTAAACTTATTGGCTTGTAAAGTAGTTACATCATTAGCATCACCAGAGACAATACCACCGTTAGGGGCATCGGCAATACTTCTCATCTTAGTCGTACCGTTTGGTCTTACTAAGAATAAAAGTTTAGCACTGGCAGCACTGCCTTCGACAATAGCTTTGGTCAATGCTTCTAGAGATTTTAGATCACCTACGATTTCTTCACAGAAAGAACGACCATAGTGGTTGCCATCAACAGCAATAAAGCGTAGTGCCATCCAAGGTAGTTTGTCTTCTGCGTATGAACCTTTAGTGCTTTCAATAACAACGTCATGGACTTCTTGATGCACTTCAAACTTCTTACCAACTTTTCTAATACAGGTAAAAATATCACATTCTTTTTTACTGGTATCTAATTCATAGTCAGGGTTTTCTGTTAAAGCCTGTAAGACATCTTTAGGCAGAGCGTCATACGCTACTGTTTCTTTGGTGATAATCTTTAAGATGTTGCCCATCGTGTCTCGTTGAACAACGTAACGATCTAGTCTAAATACTTTCATTCCACCCTTGGGCGGCATATGGACTAAAGCGTTACCCGCTACTATTAATTGCTTAAGTGCCTCGAATGTTGGAACTCGAATGGCTTTTGATTCTATGACTTGTGTTGCTGATCTTTCAATACGAGCTAGTGCTTCTTCTGCCTTACCTCTGGCATCACCGCCTAACTCTACTAGATCATAATCATCTATAGTTAAACGGAAGAATGCTTGGTTGGGAGGGAGAAGGGTCATCAGCAGTTTAGAAGCAAGGTTGTTTACACCTCTTGCGCCCACTGACTGATAAGGGGTATCGTACTGAGTTGACCCTGTATGCCCTTCAGGGGGCATAAGTGTGGGGATTGTTAACTCAGCACAAGACCTCGCTCGTGTAAGAAAAGCATCACGATCTGCCGCCATGTTCTCATAAGCTTTGGCTATAGATTGATCGTGCATCATTTATATCCTATTTTTTAATTGTTAGTCCAGAGCCGCTGCCTGATCCTTTATACTGTGCGCCAGAGCTACCACGACCAAGTTGACCTTTAGCACCTCTACGCTTTTTCTTCAAAGCGGTGGCGTTAGAATCTACAGCATCCTCAAGTTCAGCGGGAGTTTTCTCTGGTGGGGGTGGTGCTACTACAGTGGGTGGTGGTGGTGGGGCTTTAGGGGTTTTCATGGATAAACACATAATTTATATCTCTTCTGGTTGGTCATTCTCTAGCATGAGTTCCATGCGTTCAATGACGGATTGTTGCCCCTGTAAAAATGCTATATCATTCTCCGATATATTGCGCCTACTAGGGAGTTTATTGGGGAAAAGTTTCCTTAAATATTGTACTAAATCTTCACTTATGAATATGTTATTCTTCATTTGTTACTCTCTATAGGGGGTGGTTAGAGCCAGCCCAGTTATGACGGGAAGTGTAGCCAGACGTTTGCGATGATGTGGAGGCAAGTTACTACCTCCAACACCGTTATCCAGTTCCTATATTTCGCATGAACCTGACGAGCAAGCCAACTCCTGAGTTCCAGTAGTGGTGTCCTCTTTTTCATATTCACCTAGCCTGTCCCATTCAATTTCTGAAGGGGTCTCTCGTTTAAGTTCCATATACCTGTCCTTATCAATTGCTTCATAAGGAGCTTGAGCATACACGTGGTCAGTGCGGGGTAGGAAGCTAATACCTGAGCAGCTATCTAGTCGTTCCCATAGCCATTGCCCTGCTGCTAAGAACTCATCATCAGAGTAGTAGATGGTTACACTAGGTTTATGTTCACACCAGTGTTCCTGATATATCTCCCACAAATCTAACTGTTGTTTGACGTTAAGTTCACTAACACAGGTTGCGCCCTTGGGTGCTTTCACTGGGAAGTCAAACACGTAGTTCTCTGTGTTCATTACATCCTTCTCCCACTTCACACCTGAGTCTTTCAGGAATGCAT